CATTAAACACAGTCGCGTCAGCGGTTTTTGTTACTGCGAATACATCAGACATCGCCATTACAGCCTCCTATATTAGCTGTCAGCGAAAGGTGTAGCCTCAGTGCCAGTGCCTACAAGCATAGCCTGAACAAGGTACACGTTGTCTTTTACAGCAGTAATCTCAACGTAAGATCCCTTGTCTCCGCCTGTTGTTCCACCATTCAATGAAATAACATCGTTTGATGCGGCAGGCACAAAGCTAGAATTTGTTCCGTCTGCTACGTTGATTACCGTGGCAGAGCCTACAAACTTGTCTGTTCCATCTGTTTTAATATCACAGTCACTACAGTCAGTTTCGATATAGAAGCGATAAACAGCACCAAAGTGGTTGTTTACACTAGGATCATCATCACCAGCACTTGCTCCTTTGGAGCCTGATGCAATAGTTGGAAGGGTGATGGCACCGTCAGCATCGTTGACAGTGATCAATCGTCCAGCATGATCTGCGAAGGTGAGTGTTGTCTCTGCGGTAATGTCAATTACCGAATCCGGTCCTGCGGTTATAAAACCACGGCGAGAGCGTACCGGACCTGAAAAGGTTGTATTAGCCATGAGGAACTCCTTGTCTTGGCCAGTGTCAGCATTACGCTGTCAAGGTTCTTAATTAGTATACATAAAAAAGGGCGGTGTGAAACCGCCCTTCTTATTTTTTTGCATAAAAAGTTACAGATAACTTTTAGATGCCTAAATCAGCCCCCTGCGGAACCGAACATGCCAAGCGGATCAGAAACACCGAAGCTATAACGCTCACGGGCTTTATACCGAACATTACCAGTGTCGAAGTCACCATCCATTGATGTTGCCATTGGCGTCCTTACAAAATGCTTCATTCCGTTAGGAACGTCAGTAGTAAGGAAGAACGCATCTGCATCTGTCAGATAGTGATTCACACGGTAGCCTTCAGGTATAGAGCCATTAGAACGAATGGCGTTCAGATCATTATCGGCTGTGCCGACACGCAGATCTGTTTCAAGCAAACGTGTTGCAACAAACATCAATCCGGGAGGTACAATCAACTTGCGAGGACGGGCTGCAATCAAAAGACCACGTTCATCTACGAATGCGGCAATCTTAATTACTGCGTCTTCCAGTGATGTCTCGTTCAGATCAACATCTGTAGTAGGACGGTTTGCGTTGTTTCCACCAGCCACAGTCGGGTGTGCAGTGCTAAACAGGGTTACACCATCTCCAGAATTGAAGGTGGTAAAGCCATTGTTCAGCAAAGCTGCTGCCTTGACTTGTTTGGTGTACGCCATGGCCCGTGCAAGAGCCTTGGTGTAGCGAGCCGAAAGAGCATCGTACAGGTTATCTTCCATAGCCTCTTCGGTTACAGAAAAGCCCATTGCAACCGTTTCGTGGTTGTAACGAGCAGTGTACGACTCTTGCGCTGAGTCGAAGCTGATAGCAGAACCTTCAGGCTTTACTGGCGCTGCGCCAAAACCTGATAATTTCACCTCTTCTTCAAAACTACGCTCTGAGTTCTCCGTTTCGTAGATCTCAGCATGTTCGTTTTCATACTTTTCGTACTCAAGACCAAACAATGCGTTAAGACCGGGGAGTAGCTCCTTCAGGAGTTGTGCGCGTGTAATAGCCATTTTCTACTCCTTATGATGAGCCAGTTGTTGATGAATGCTGATGGTAATTAAACTTACACACCAGAATCGGGAAAGACGTTCCCTTCTCATCGCCCTGATCGCCGCCAAGATAATCAATGATGCGGATTGGGTTTTGCGGATCTGTATCCAGTTCCGAAATATCCAATGCAACACGGCTAATCTTTAGCGAAGTATTAGGTGCTGTTTGAACGAGAAGAGTGTTCTTGCCATAGATATCGCCTGTGTTTGTCGGCGCACCATCAGCTTGGATAGTGAACAGAACATTAGGATCATCTACGACATACGCCATAATATCCGAAGCAGCAGTGCTTGCTGGATATAGTTGACTGAACGTCTTTTGATTAGTGTTCGGATCTGTATACGAACACCCAAGGAAGATACCAACGATATCGATTGCTGTCGAATCATCGCCAGTGGCGGACTGCTTTTCGATTGTAGTTGCGGTTCCACCGTCAACTAGCTGTACGATATCTCCTGTTGCAATCGCAGTGCCGTATCCTGAAGCAATAGGATACTGGCGGAAAGCCTCAAGAGAACCGCTATCTAAGCGGCCAATCGGGCGCAGACCGAAGGGAGCGGCTACTGAAGACATACTTCTCTCCTTCTAATCAAGCCATTTGAACAATGGTAAGCGCCCCATAAAGGTTACTTACCAAACGAAGTTTTTGTTGTGCGCTCTGGATTCAGAACGGGCATTCTTGGGTCAGATTGGCGAAGATAACTGTTATCAACAGCATCTATTTGAGATTGATTCATCTCCTTGTGCGCCTCTTCTCTTGACTCAACATATTCTGTGGAGTTTTCGCAAAGTAGCAAACCTCCAACCTCAACATTACCCTGAAACTTAGAATCGTGATCAGGTATCACTTGTAACTCAGGATGATCTTCTGCCTTAACCGGAGTCCACCCATTACGAAACTTTCCAGATACATTCTTATTATCTGCCTCACCCATGATTGAGGTGCGAACCCAGCGGTACTCAGTACCCTCTTTTGGTTCGGGGTCAGGAAGATTTGAAGGTCTCTGCCAGCTTTTTTTGCGCTCAGTCTTGTCTCTTGACTCGCTTGAGCGAGGTGTACGATTAGACATTAGATGCCTCCTTCATAAGTTGCGCCGCGTATTGCTCTGGGGTCAGGCCAAGCCTCTTGGCGAGAGAAACTTGGGTTGAGGTTAGCTGCACTCTGCGCGGTTTTTTTGCACTCCTATTAGCGGGGGCAACCACGTTACCAGTCTGACGGGGCGGTGCTTCCTCAACTTCTACCTCATCAAACTTGTCTGGAAATCTTTTGCGCATAGCCTCATCGACTGCGCCATAATACTCTTCTACCCTTTCTGGGTTCGCTGGATCAATACCATTCTTTCTTAGCCTCTCATGAACACCAAAGGCAAATCCAGTCATTTCTTCATCTTTACCAAACCATTTATTCTGTGCCGCCCACTGTTTTGTACGCTCATCAATTTCATACTTTTGTTGTTGGACCGGCTGTGGTTGAGGGACCGGGGTCTCCTCTTGTCTTTTCTTAGGTTTGTAGGAATCTACTCTAATCTTTTCTGTTTGCAGAGCAGTTAGTTGTTCTTGTGCGTCTACAAGTTTGTCTGGATCTCCAGTCTCATAGGCCTGCTTGTAATCTGCTTTAGCCTGTTGTAGCTGCGCTTCAAGCCTGCCCTTTGCTTGCTCAACAAGAGTATTCTCACCATCATCTAAAGTTTTTCGTAATCTATTGTTTTCTTCTTGCAGCTTTTGAGCGTAAGAGACAGCTTCTTCACGGATACGCTGGGCCTCCTCTTTTGCCCTACGCTCCTCATGATATTCGTATTTTATTTGCTTGATGCGCTTTTGTACGTTTTCTCCATAACTGGAGACCTCGTCGTTATCATTCACATCTGCCTGCTCTTCATCCTTTTTCTTTGGACGATCACGATCTTCTTCTGGAGTATCATCGATAATATCGATTTCTAACTCACCAGTATCTACAACCTCTTCCTCGTTCTCATTAGGAAGGTCTTCATACTTTTCTGCCGGGTTCGTACTCATGCTCTTGTATATCCTCTTGGGTCATCGACAACTGCCTCAACAGTGTCATCGTTGATCAAACGAAATTCCTGCTTATCAATCTTGAAACGTGTGCCTGAATAGGATCTGAAGATGACAAAATCACCCTCTTTGCAATAAGGACCGTTAGGAAACTTATCTTTATCCATGTAGGCATCAGGGCCAGCCTTGACTACAAAGCCAATGACTGAAGCTGTTTGCTCTGCTGATTTGAGGGAGTCGGGCATATAAACGCCGCTGTCCGTTTTCTCTTTTACCTCTAAGGGACTTATCAAGAGTTTGTAGCCTGATGGCTCTGGTATTCTCTGTTTTACATCTTCTTTGACTTGTTTAGCTGCTGAATACATTTGTCTTCCTTGCAGTGATTAAGGTTCACAGTACCTTGCGGGGTTAACCGGGTTATTCAGATTGCATTAATTGCTGTAAATCTAATACATCTCTTTCTATTAATGCAAGTGCTTCTACTTTTCCGACCAAACGTATATAATCTTCATGGTTTTCGCAACCACCACTAGCCATGTGATCTGCGATATTATTCATATACTCTCTGATCTTTGATCTTATAGACTCAAGTTCATTCATTATCTCCAACTATCTCCCTTGCAATTTCACGCCCAAGCTCTATTCCGTCTCTAATGTCCTCTCGACGAATACTTTCTGCTTCTTGAGCGATTTGAACACCGAGTCTTGCGCCTTCACGCTTCTCTTCAGACTCGATACGATCCTTCTGTACTTCAACATTTGCTAGTTTTGTTTGAGTCTCTGATTGTAATTTGGCAATATCAAGCTGTTTTTTATGCTCAAACTCCGCCTCTTTTAGAGACAATTCACGCTGTTGTATTTGAGTGAGTGGATCTTGTTGCTGCTTCATGGCCTCTTCTTGTGCCATTTCTGCCTGATCTTTCTTCAATAGCTTTGCCGCAGCCTCAGATGCGAGGCGAGATATTTCAATCTCAATGTCTTCTGGCAGAGGCTTCTCCTCATCTGGCATACCGACACCAAGATTTTTCTCAATCTCCTTACGATATTGGAAGGCGACATGCTCCGTAACGTGAGCCGCCATGGCAGCTTGAATCGCACCAGCAAACGGACTTTGCCCAACAATCTCTTGTAGTTTTGGGTCTTGTGCCGCAGCCAAGTGAACTTGTATGTGGGCTTCGTGATCCTGATACTTAAACGCTTTGACAGGCTCTTGCTTGAGCATAGCCATATTTTCTGTGACTGGATCATGAGGCTTGATGTCCTCTGGCAACTTAATAATCTCATCTGCGTCTTTGATGCCAAGAACCTCTAACATCTGCCTATGCAGCTTGCCCATATCATAAAGATTGGGAGCCTGCTGCGCTAACTGAAGAGCCGCCTGATATTGCACCACACGTTGTGACATAGTGGCTGCGTTTGGATCAGACACCGGAACAACATCAACACGATCATCAAAGTCTTTACGGCGATCAAAATCTCCGTCCATCTCATAGGCATACTCTGATGGCATGTAGTCCTTGATGACTACAGACAACAAACCAAGCTCTCTTTTTAGAGCCGCATGAAGTCTAGCCTGAACACCAGACATTACTTTCATGCTACGCTCCATGAGAGCAAGCGTTGTTCCTACTGGAGCCTGTGGATTGAGGTTTCCAACCTGTACATCCGCAACGGAGCCAACCCTTCTCCCCTCTTCAACAATGTTTCCGAGCAGTTGATATAAAACTGAGGACGGCTCCTTGTAAGGAAGGAATGCAATCGAATCCCTGATTGCACCACCCGGTACGTCCACATCCCTGAACTCACCCGGCATGAGAGGCGAATCATCACCTTTAATCCGAAGACCCCTAGCTTTGAGGCCAGCAGGAAGATTAGATAACGTACCCGCATCGATAAGTTGACGAAGTATAGATGTGGCGCTTTTAGCAAGACCGCCGATAAGGTGGATAAGGCCTGTTCCATAAAAACCAAGCCCCGGCAGATAACGGTAATGTACAAAGTGCTGCCTTTTACGCTTTTTGGGATCAGTCTCATACCAGTTCCTTCTTATCGACAAGATAATCTTTGATGACTTGTCGAGTGTAACAACATATGGACGAGCTATGCCATCTGGATCATCAAATGGCTCTGGCATATTTAGATCAACGTGAGTTTCTAGTATCGTGTGCCTGTCATCATCTTCGATAACAGCGCTCTCTCCCTCAATCTCATCATACTTCTCTTGGATATCTGAATAGTCTGGCTCAGGATCTGGTAACTCTATATCGCGATAGAAACCA